TGGATTGGGTGCTACTACTCCTGAGATGGAAGCGTACTACAACGCAATGGCTCAACAAGATGCTCAGTTGGCGGCACAAGCACAGCAAGCTGGTCAACAGAATGTTGCGTTTGGTACAGGATTGTTAGGTAGTGGTGCTGGTTTGCTTGGACAGTATCAAGCTGGTCAGGTTGGCGCATTAAGCCCATTTACAGCTTATTTGGGTGCTGGTCAAACCCTTGAAGAACTTGGACAAGCGCCTTTGAAATTGGGTGCTGGTTTAGGCGGTCAAGCGGCGGCTTATGGTGGAAATGTTGGTCAGTCATTGTTGCAAGGTGGATTGGCGGCGGCTAGAACTCAACAAGCTGGTGCAGGATTTAGCCCTGAAGCTGGTTTGTTATATGGATTGGCTAACAGCCCAAGACTGCAAACTGGATTTGAAAAGTTGTTTAGTAGAAACCAACCATATGAAACTCTTAGTGGATATCAAGTTGGACCGCCACAGCAAGGACAAACTCAACCTTATGACTATAGTGGATATCAAGTTGGACCGACACTAGAAGGACGAGCTCAACCTTATGACTATTCAAGTTTTTAATTTAATGGACAAAAAATTTTAGGAATAATCATGGCAACCTCAGAAATTCTCGGTTTATTTACTACTCCTGAACAGTACCAACTTGCTCAACGTCAAGCGCAAGAGGCTCAAGCTATTCAGTTTGCAAATCTTGACCCAATGGCTCGTGCTAACTATGGGGTTTATCGTGCTGGTCAGCAGTTAGGTGGTGCTATTGGCGGGGCTTTGGGTGGTGAAGACCCACAGTTAAAGATGATTTCACAACGTCAGCAAATCCTTAAGATGATTGACCCATCTAACCCTGAGTCATATGCGCCAGCTATTCAAACGGCATTGCAAACTGGGGATACCCAAACTGCTTATCTGTTACGCAATGAGATGATGAAGTCAACTCAACAGGCTCAAGAGTTGAAACGTCAGGCTCAAGAAGATCAGTTAAAAGGTTTGCAAATAACTGATGTCCTTACTCAACGTGGTATGACTATGCAGACACAAGGTCTTACCAACATGGCTAATGAGTTGGTTAGTCAACTTATAAACCCTGATAAAACTATCAATGAAGAAGTCAAAGCTAAATTGCTTTCGTTCCCTCAAGGTCGTGCGGCTATATCTGAGCAAGCTAAAGTTCTTCCTGCTTTACGTCAGTTGGGTGCGCTTAGTGGTGCTATAGACAATCCATTTGTTGAGTTTACTCAAGATACAACAACTCCTAAAAATGTCTTGGTACTTGCAAAACAATTTGAGAAAGAATTGCAATCTGGAGTTCTTGATCCAGAAAAAGTATCTGATAAGTTAAAGATGTTGTCTTCGATGTCTCAAAGCATCAAACAATTTGAGCAAAATCAGGAACAGATAAAAGCTCAACAACAGATACTTAATGGATTTAGACAACAAGGTCTTGATAATTCTGAACAGAGTTTAGCCCTCAGAGAATCTTTAGCTAACTTGCAAATGCAAAATATGAGGATTACAACTCAATTAAGAGTTGATGAGGCTAATCGTAAAAAAGATGATGCTAAAACTAAGCCACTTCCTGCATCATTGCAAAGAGATGAAAGCAAAGACCTTGAGTTAGTTGATTCTTTATCTGCTAGAGCAGATGCCTTAGTTCCAGCAATTCAATCATTAACAATAGACCCTAAAACCAAAAAACCACCTTTGGAATTAGGATTAATAAATAATGCAAAATATATGGCGCAAAATGCGTCTAGTAATTCAACACCTGAAAGTCGTGCTTATGCGGCATTACAACGTGCTGTACAAGAGGCAACCAACTTAAAAACAGATGCGGCTAAAGGTGTACAAACAGACAAAGACGTTTTGCGATTTGCTAATGAACTGACAGCGGCATTTGGTGGAAATGACACTAAAACTTCTTTAGAGGCTTTAAATAACTTTTACAAATCAACTAAAAATGCTGAAGAAAAAACCAAGAGGCGAATTGATAGCAGAAGAATTTCGCAAAAAGTTGAGCCATATTATGGCGCTACTTCTGGCACAGCAAACAATCCAATCAAGTTAGACTAAAGGAAAGCATCATGGGTACTGTTTATGAATACAAGGGTACATCGTATGAATTGCCTGATGGGTTGACCAATGAAGCCGCTTTAACAAAGATTAAAGCAAGTTTGGGCGAGGCAGAGCCTGTGCCTGAAGTACAGCCTGAAGCTCAAACACAAACACAACCTGTGCAACAAGAACGAGGAATTGTTGATTCATTAGGTCGTCAAATTGGTTTGACTGCTAGAGCAGGACTTACTGGTCTGTCATATCCAGTAAATGCGGCTATGGATTTTATTAGTGGCGCATATAACGTAGGTGCAAATTTAGCTGGCTCTGAAAAAAGAATGGGATATTTATCTCAAGAGCAACAAAAAGGTTTTACGAGACTTGGTCTTCCAGAGCCTGAAACTGGGTTAGAGAGAGCTGTCCAAGCTGGTACTCAATCAATGGCTTCTGTTCCAGCTATTCCTGTGGCGGGAATGCTGAAGAATCTAGTACAACAGATTCCTGCGGCTGGAACGGCTGGATTGGTCGCTCAACCGACTATTGAAACAGTTAAAGAGATCACAAATAGTGATGTAGCGGCAACTATTGCTGGACTGAGTCTTGCGGCTCTTGTTGGTGGTGCTACTGGAAAAACTTCTGCAAAGATAACTGCTGAAAAAAATCCTATTGTTACTATGCAAGATGTGCAACAACGTGCTACTAGAGCATATACAAATGTTGATAATCTTGGCATTGAACTAAATCAGCAAGGTGCTAATACTCTATTAAGTCAGATTAACAATAGGTTAAGTGCTGGAAGATATTTGCCTGAAAATGCTCCTGAAATTCAAACAGTTTTAAATAGATATCAGACAATTATTGGGCGTGGCAATGTGTCTTTTGGCAATATTGACCAAATGCGTCAACTTGCAAATGATTTAAGAGTAAGTCCAGATCAAAACATTCGTAGATTAGCTGGCGAAATGACATCAGCCATTGATGACTATGTTGCAAAACTTTCGCCTTCTGATGTATCTGCTGGTGCTGGTGGAATTGACGAGGCTGTAAAAACAATTATGGGAGCTAGAAAAGATTGGCGCAATCTTAGTAGAGCGACTACATTGCAAAACATTTTAGATGTGGCAGATGCTCGTGCGGCAAATCCAAATGCTTCTGAAGGTGAGTTGATTCGTCAAGGATTTATCAACCTTGCCGCTAATAAAAATAAACTATCTGTCTTTACACCTGATGAGCAAAATGCAATTAAATCAGTTGCTAAAGGCGGCTCTCTTGACCCGATATTGTCATTCATAGCTAAGTTTGACCCAACAAGACGAAATGTTTTAGGTTATGGCGCAATTGCAGGGTCTGCTGTAAAGCCAGAATATGGTGTTCCTTTGGTATTGGCTGGAATGGGTTCAGAGCAAATGCAGAATTTTTTAAGAGCAAGAGCCGCACAAAAGGTTCAAAGTGGGTTGTTGTCTGGAAATATTAAGCCTCCTCCTCCTGACTATTCATTGCGTGGTGTTTTATCGTCTATTGGACTGCTGAATCAATAAGGACACAAAATTGATCCAATCTCTATTTGTCTTCTTGCGGCTGGCTTGGTCAAAAACATCCAAGCTGGCTGTGACCTCTATAAGCAAGCTAAAGAGTCTTTTGTTGAAATCAGGAATACTGCTAATGAAGTTGTTGCTATTGGCAAAGAAGTCAAAGGATTTTGGGGTTCATTGCTTAAACTATTTGGCGGTAGTCCCAAGCCTGAAGCTACAAAGTCTGTGGCAAAGGCTAAAAAGTCTGACTACGTTGCTGTTGACGAAACTCAAGTCAAAGCTGACATCGTTAAGAACCTGAGTGAGTTTTTCAAACTACAAGAACAGTTAGAAGCGCATATCAGGGAGTCAGAGGAGAAGGCTAGGACTGTAGTTTTTGCTGATGATGTGAACTTGATGGAAGAAGCGTTAAATAGGGTTTTAGCGCAACAAGAGATGGAGAGGTTGGTAGTTCAGATCAGAGAGTGCATGGTTTACCAATCCCCTCCTGAGATGGGTGCTTTGTATTCAGAAGTGTTCAGCATGAGAGACATCATTGCGGCAGAGCAGGAAAAGGCAAGGAAAAAGCGGGATGCAGAATCATGGCTACGAAAGGAAAGGGAGCGACTCCTAGCGGAAAAACAAGCATACCTGTTGGTAGCTTTCCTGTTCCTCCTGTACCTATGGATGGTAATAGGTCTGGTAAGCAAGATTGGGAGAACGTAATGGGTTGGATTGCCGCTTGTGTGCTTTTGGTTATGCTTCTACCTTTATTGGGTATGTTATACGTAGACGTATTACAGACAAAGCATGAAGCCAAACAACAGGTTGAGAAGGTCGAGAAACTCAGAAGGCAAGTAGAACAGCAACAAAAGAAAGGAAACAAGGATGAGTAAGCAACTAGAGAAAAATTCAGAGTACGACAAGTTTGATACTGACCACGATGGTGTAGTGACAGACGCTGAACTGGCAAAGTCTGAGCGCATGATTCAGATTGAAAATCTTGACAAAATGGCTGATCAGCAAAGGGTTATGGCTTGGGCGGCTTTAGGCGCACCTCCTGTTTTGATTGCATTCCTTGCTTCTGCTTGGGTTACGCTAGAAAAAGTCAATGCTTTGGCAGGACTTACCACTACTTACTGTGCGGCTATGGGTACGATTGTGGTTGCTTTCATGGCGGCACAAGCCTATGTTCGTGGGAAGACAAGCGAATGAGCCTGTTTAATCCTTGGGTGCTTCTAGGCATCCTGATGACTGTTTTGGGCGCTTTTGGCAGTGGTTATTACAAGGGTGGCGAGGATGAGAATGCTCGTCAACAGGTTGAAATAGCCTCTTTAAATGCCAAGGCTAGGGATACTGAGCAAGCAATGGCTAAAGTGGCTAATACGTATGGACAAACACTAAGAAAGGCAAATGATGTTGCAAAGGTTAAAGAAGCTAAGTTGCGTAATGATGTTGTGTCTGGCAAGCTCAGGCTGTTCATTCCTGTCAAAGCTCCCGACTGCCCCTTACAAGCCGCCCCAGATGCCCCCGTTGCCGTTGGAGATAACAGCGGAGAAGCATCAGCCGAACTTACTGGACAGGCTTCTGAAGACCTTATCGCCATCGCCAGTGAAGGAGATGCCGCCATCAGAAAGCTTAACTCCTGCATTGAGTCCTACGAAACCTTGAGGAACATGAAATGACTATCTACATTCCATTGCTTTACATTTGCATAGCATTGGAATGTAAGTTCTTTCAGTCAGAGATTTACACCTTGGATAAGCAGAAATGTGAGCAAGAGATTGCTCAACAAAAAATTGAAATTACCAAGCAGGGCAATACAGTTGAGGTAATTTGCATAGATATGGAAATTAAACTAGAAAAAAAACAAGATAAATACAACACTGTTTATCAAACTTCAAACAATAAATAAGAATTTACATTAAGATTCATTGAGTTGTCATTGATATAGTTTACTTTCAGACAACTTCACTGGGGTTATTATGTCTGGAAAACCTGTTTACAGCGATCAAGAATTCATTGAACTTTGGAAAACGCATGAGTCTGCCAGTGCATTAGCTAAAGCTGTTGGAATGGATTTGCGTAATATTATTAGGCGCAAAAACAACTTAGAGGCTAGATATGGTACGCAACTAAAATCCAAACATAGTACGCATCAAACTGTTAAAGACAATCCAGTCCGTAAAGAATTGGGGGTTGAAAATGGCATTGTTTTGGTGTTTAGTGATGCTCACTTCTGGCCTTCAATCCATACAACAGCATATAAAGGTCTTCTTTGGGCAATTAAAGAGTTTCAGCCCAAGGCTGTCATTGCCAATGGAGATATATTTGATGGGGCTTCTATTAGCCGTTTTCCTCGTATTGGATGGGATTCAACGCCATCGGTGATACAAGAGTTAAAAGCCTGTGAACTGGCAATGGGTGAGATAGAAGAAACCGCCAAGAAAGCAAGACACAATGTAAACCTAGTGTGGACACTTGGCAACCATGATGCAAGGTTTGAGAACCGCCTAGCCGCCAATGCTCCTCAATATGAGCAAATCAAGGGGTTTTCCCTAAAAGACCATTTCCCTGCATGGCATCCTTGTTGGTCTTGCTGGCCTACTGAGGAAGTAGTGGTTAAACATCGCTGGAAGGGCGGTGTACACGCTACACACAACAATACAGTCAATGCTGGCGTAAGCATCGTTACAGGGCATCTTCATAGCCTTAAAGTGACCCCGTTTGCAGATTATTCAGGAAACCGCTTTGGCGTGGATACAGGGACTCTTGCGGATACTGATGGGGCGCAGTTTGTAAACTATCTTGAAGACTCTCCTACCAACTGGAGGTCAGGGTTTGCTGTACTGACATTTCATAATGGGAAATTGCTTTGGCCTGAGTTAGTCCATAAGTGGGCTGAAGGTCAAATCGAGTTTAGGGGTAAGGTTTATGACGTATGACCTTGTAGCGTATCTCAGATCAGAAATCAAAGAATTGCATAACATATTGCATGAAACGCAACTTGCTTTGGCGCAAGCAAATGACAGACTAAGCCGCAGATCTGAACCCTTAACTGAGGAGCGTATATACACGCTTTACCGCCGTAGTCTTGATTGGCGACAGTTGGCTAGAGACATAGAAGCAGATCACGATATTGAATAAAAAAAGGGGAGTCCTAAGACCCCCCTGCAAGTAACAACTGCACCTGAATTATGACACACGAACCCAAGTTACTCCATCTTCGTCTTCAACCATCTCTCCGATTTCGTATTCTTCGACTTCTTCGTCTTCATACTCTTCGTCTTCGCTGACTTCTTCTTCTTCATCGCATTGGTTGTATTCGTATTCGTCAGTAACGTCATAGTCCACAGCCCAGCCATGCAATTGCTGAAACTCAATGAATTCTTGAATGATTGCGATCTTGTCGAAATCATCTGTCTCAATAGTCACTGAGTCATTTCCAAAATCCCACTCTGCAATGTTTATTTCAATCTTATACATGATGTTCCCCTTGGTTATGGCACGATTGCCAAGTAAAATCGTAGCCTCAATTCATGACAATCGCCAGCAATAATCATCCATTTTCTACTACGAAAGGTTAAAGAAATGAACTTATCAGCCAATTTTTCTTTGAAAGAACTGACAAAATCTGACACCGCTACCCGTCTTGGTATAGACAATACACCTGATGCGGAAACCATTGACAATCTCAAGACTTTGTGTGACAAGG